TGGCGGATGAGCTCGATGCAGAGCTCAATCATCTCCGCGTAGGCGCGGTAGCTGCCCCGGGCGGAATCGCGGCTGCCCTTGCCGCTGGCCTCCTGCAGAGCCGCGATGGCGGAGGCGGCGGTGACGCCGGCATTGGCAAGCCCCGCCGAGGTCTCCGTATTGCCGGAGGTCTCCCTGAGCTCGTTGATGACGCTTGCGCGCATCTCCAGATAGTTGCCGCTGAGCGGGCGGTAGTCCACGATGCGCAGGCTGTCCTCGCCGAGATTGCCGGAGACATGCACGATGGGATTGGAGAGGTTCAAGAACTCCTCCTCGTTCACCGCGCCGTCCGAGCGCTGGAAGTAGCGGGGCACCGCGCCGACCATGGTGTTTTTGAGAAAGGCGGTCTGCAGCATGTCGATCTGGGTCTGGGCGTTGCGGCAGAGGTCGATGAAGCCGTAGCCGCAGGGGCTGCCCTCCACGGGGAAGAGGCTGTCGAACACGAAGGGGTAGCGCCCGTGCTCATAGAGGCCGCGGGAGACCGGCTCCCCGCCCGCATCCAGCATCATCGCCTCCATGTTCTCGGTGGAGTACAGGACCGTCTGCCCCACATACTTGCAGTAGTGCAGCACGTCGCGCCCCTCGCGCCGCTTCTTGTAGTACACGTCGATGACGGTGCTCTTCCCGTCAACGCCCACGCTGTCGTCGTAGAGAAAGCGCGTCGGCGCAAAGCTCATGGCCTTGAGCTTTCCGGCAAGCTGCGGGTACTGCGCCGAGAGCCTCTCGTTGTCCTCCAGCCTTGTGTGGAAGAAAAAGGCACTCTCCTGAATATCCCGCACGCCCGGCTCCCAGAACACGTTCAGGAGGTCCACCCGCTCGATGGCGATGTCGCCGAGGCCGCCCGCCTTCTCCGGGTCCCAGCCCACGCGGTACACGCCCGTCCCGGTCTTGAGCTTCTGCCACATCCCGTCGGAGTAGGTGCGCTCAAAGGCGTTCTGCTCCAGGATCACGGGCAGGATCTTGGACAGTACCCGCGCCTCCGGGCGGTCGTCCGGCTCGCGCGGCAGGATGTTCGGCTCGGGAAAGGCGTCCATGGCGTCGGCGTGCTTGGAGACGATGACGTTGTGCAGCCACCCCGACACGGCCTGAAAGCCGCCGTCCACGTCATGGCTTTTGCGCTCCTCGGCGGAGTTTCGGAGCTTCCACCAGTTTTCCGCCGCCACGGTGCGCCGCTCGATGCTGGCCTTGCCCGCCTTGTATTTCTGCAAAATCCTTGTAAACTCCGCCAGCCGCTTCTCATCGACCGGCAGGACCGTTTCCTTGTCCATACATTTCTCCTTCCTTTTTCATACCGCCGCCTTGCCTCCCCCCGGGGGGAGGTGCCCCAGTGCGCACACTGGGGCGGAGAGGGCTGTGCGTCAACATACACCCTCTCAGTCACGGCGCGGACGGACACGCGCCGTGCCAGCTCCCCCGGCGGGGGAGCCAAGCCCACACTCCTCACTTTTTCAAGGGGTCGACCATCACGGCCCGCGTCTCCACGGGTCTGAGCGGCGATACCGGGCGCGACATGCAGAGATAGCGCCACTCGTCGGCCGCATGGTCCTCCTGCCCGGTGTCGAGATCCTCCGGCTCACTCTTCGAAAACTGCAGAAGCGGGATCGTGCGCAGGAAGGCGCGGCAGTTATCGAACACGTACATGCGCGCCCTGCCCTCATCGTCAAACTGCAGGCGGTAGTGGCACTGCATCCAGCCGGGGATGCGCTTGTTGTCGCCGGGCGTGAAGTAGACCCCGTAGCGCGCCGCGGTCTCGGCCACGCTCTCGCCGTGGCTTGCGTCCCAGATGGCGGGGTCTGCCACGCCCTCGATGCGCCGGCCCTTGAGCCAGGGGTGCTCGGCCTCGATCCTGGCAATCTCCTGAAACTGCCGGTCGGGCGTCCAGCGCAGACCCTCGTTCGGCGTCCCGGTGCAGCCGTAGAGCTCCAGCACGCGGTAGACCACCCCCTCATAATCCACCGCCCACCAGGCGCAGGAGAAGGGTTTGCCGTAGCCGAAGTCGTAGCTTCGCACGATGCTCCAGCTCCGCCGCGGCCCCGCGGCGAGATCGAAGGGGGCGATCACATGGCACCAGCGCCCCTGCTCCTTCAGCTCCTCGCGCGTGAGCGCGCAGCCGTGGGCCAAAGCCGCCTTCCTGTCCGGCTCAATGCGGAAGTCCTCGAAAAACTGCCCCTCGAAGATCTCCCAGTTGCCGTGGAGCCAGGCGTCCCGCAGCTTCGGCGGCAGGCTCTCCAGCTGGCGGAGATAGTCCGGGTTTTTCTCCATCAGCGCCCGGTTGTCGGTGATGAGGGCCTGGATGAAGCTGTGGTCCTCCGGTTCCTCGCCCTCCCGGAAGCGCCGGTCGATAAACAGGCGCTTGACCCAGGCGTGGCCCTCGCCGCCGGGGTTGCAGGTAAAGTAGATGCGCTTGGGAAAGTCGTTCGTGCCGCGCACGCAGGCCCGCAGCTTTTCCATGCGGCTCTCGGTCTGCTGCGTGGCCTCGTCCACGAACAGCACGTCCACCTCGGTGCCCTGAAAGCGCATCGCGTCCTTCTCGTTTTCGAGATAGCGGAAGAGGATGCGGCTCCCGTTCGGGAAGACGATGTGCTTTTTCGCGTCGTTGTAGGCCGCGATCCGCTCCCTCCCGTCGAGGTAGCAGCCCAGCATCTCGCACAGGGGCACGATGTGGTTTTCCTGCAGCTCCGGATAGGTCTTGCGCACGATCATCACCTTGATCCCCGGGTAGCGCAGGCACAGCAGCACCGCCTTGACGCGCACGGCCCAGCTCTTGCCGCCGCCCCTGGCCCCGCCGTAGCCGACATATTTGTGCTTGTCCGTCAGAAAGAGCTTCTGCTTCTCGTTCGGCTCCGGCAGACACAGCTCAGCCACGCCCTCTCACCCCCGCCCATACTCCGATCCGCGCCGAAGGCGCTGCATATCTTCACTTTCCACTTTTCACTCTTCACTTTTTTATTCGCTCATCTCCTCCGCCTCTCCGAGAAAGCGCACCGTGAGCGCGCCGCTGCCGTTTTCGGCGTTTGCGCTCTCCCCCAGGCTCTGCAGCTCCTTGAGCGCCCCGGTCAGGGTCTTGATCTCCTTGAGGTCAAGGTCCCTGTCCCCGTCAAGCCCGTCCTCGATGCGCCGCAGAAGCTTCCCGGCGATGCGCCCGAAGGCCGCCTGCTGCGCCCCCGGGAACAGCGCCCCCTCCGTCGGCACTGCCCATTGCTCCCTCACCGCCCGGTTCTGCAGGGTGCCGTAGGCGATGCCGTATCGCCGCGCCAGCTCCGCCAGGCTCTCGCCCTGCTCACAGGCGCGCCGCAACTCCTCCCAGTCCCGCATCAGTCCGCGTACTTGCACCCGTAGGTGCAGCGGTAGAGGGGGCAGCCCTCGAACTTTCCCGCGCAGTAGCTGCCCATGTGCCTGTCCTTGAGCGCGATGCTGCGAAAGCGGCTGATCGAATCCATGCCGGTCTCAAAGCCCTCGCAGCGGATACTGCGCTCCTCCCTGCTGCCGCTCAGATAAAAGGGGCAGCGTACATCCGCGTCCTTCCAGACGATCTTTTTAAGCTCTGCCATCTCTGTCCTCCCCGCAGGAAAGCTCCTGCTCCTCGTAGTCGTTCCCGCCCCGGAGCACCCAGGGCGGATACCCGCAGCGCTCCATACAGCGCACGATCGGATCGTCCCCGATCTCTCTCACGGCCTCACCCCGCTATCTTCTCATATATTTAAGACAAAAATGCTTGACAAATGACGCCCGCTGTCCTAAGATAAAAGAAACCGCGAGGCGTTATCTTGTCTTTTCAAGATACGCTCGCAGTATATCCCATTTATTTGCGAAAATCAAGAGGGAAGTCCCTCTTTTTTGAGATTTGTGAAATCTGTACAAGAACGGGGTGAATGTTTTGTTCCTTTATGACAGATTTGAGGCGCTGCGTGTTTCCCGCGGCATCACCAAGACCTTTATTGCCCAGTCCCTCGGGCGCACGCCCACGCTCTGCCAGGACTGGAAGCAGCAGAAATCCCAGCCGAACGACGCCCAGCTGCGCGAGGTTGCGCGCATCCTCGGCACGACAACGGCGTATCTGCGCGGCGAGACGGACGATCCCGCCATCGACCCCACCCGGGACGAGGAGCTGGAGCTCATCCTGACCCATCTGCGTGAGCGGGAGGATATGCGCATGCTCTTTAAGCTCGCCAAGGATGCCTCGCCCGAGGATGTGCGCCAGGCGGTCCGGATCATTGAGGCGATCCGTCAGCATGACTGACACGCATGTCCGGCTCATCCCCCTGCCTTTGAAGGTGGAGGGGGTGACGCTCCCGAACGACGACGGCAGCTTTGACATCTACATCA